AAATAGAAACAGTCGACCATAACTTTTTAGTGTGGAAAACTATACATTTGGAGAACAAATAATGAGTAATGAAAAACAATGTCCATCATCTGGACCAGCTATACAACTATCAGATTTACCAAAGAACGTTGATTGGGATAACTTACCTGATGTTCAGAATTATCTATCCACTAGAGGGGCAGAGGCTAATATTCAGAAAGTTGGAGTAAAAGGTGTTGAAGTACCAGTCAAGTATTTTTCAAAAGAAGGTAAAGCGATAAAGTTAAAAACGACAGTATCAGCATATGTGTCGTTAACGAAAGAGACTAAAGGAATTAACATGTCACGGTTGGTTAGAACTCTTTATGATCATCTTAGTACAGATTTGAGTATTGAGTTGTTACATGATGTGTTGAATGATTATAAAGATAAACTTGAATCTCGAGATTCGTATATAAAGTTTAGATTCGACTATCCAATGAAACAGATGTCGTTGAGATCTAAGCTAGAAGGATGGCAATATTACTCGTGTATATTAGAAGGTAAGATGGATCATAATAACGACGTCAAGTTATTTCTAACAGTCGAATACATTTATTCGTCAGCATGTCCTTGTTCGTATGAAATGGGTCAATATGTCCACGAACAGACTGGAGAGCCTGTAGTATCACATTCACAGAGAAGTACTGCAAAAGTTACCATTCAATTGAATCCTGACGATCCATATCTAATCGAGGATTTAATACTCACTATGCGTAAAGCTATACCAACAGAGGTATTGGTTATGTGTAAGAGAGAAGATGAAGCGGAGTTTGCTAGATTGAATGGTTCAAATTTACTATTTTGTGAAGATGCTGGGAGAATTGCATATGAAGCTTTAGATGGAGATTCGAGGGTTTTGGACTTTGTAGTAGTATGTGCACATCACGAATCGTTACATAAACATGATGCGATATCAGTTATATATAAAGGTGTAGATGGAGGTTTAAGATAATGTTTATTAATCCAAAAAAAGCGATTGATAATGGTTGGCTTCAATACGTACCGTCTAAATGTATACAACCTAACGCGGTGGATATTCCAATGACAAGGATGTGGGAAGTTCAAGATGACGTTTTTGTGTTGAATGTAGATGGAAAAACTCACAGATCGAGAGTAGAGCTAACACCTACAATGGTAGATGATAATGTAGGTAGGTCAAGCCTTTGGGAAATTGGAACGGGGTCATATGATTTTATGAGTAATGTATATGTAAAAGTTCCAGAAGGGCATGTTGGATGGTTACATACTAGATCAACTTTAAATCGGAACGGATTATTTGTCCATTCTGGTATATACGATTCAGGGTTCGAAGGTCCAGTTTGCGGTATGTTATATAATCACATAGGAACCGCTCATTTAGAAGTTGATGCTTGTGTAGCTCAATTTATTATTGCTGAATCAGATTCACAAGGTATTTACACTGGTGATTATAACATGAAAGATGGTGAGGTGTGGCATGAGCGATAATATAAAACGTGGAGTTTATGCTTATAAAAATACCATTTCCGGTCATGTTATGTATATAGGATCGTCATCAAAAACGATAGCTCAGTTAGATAACACACATAGACGTGGTGATTTAGACTTTTATTACAATAGAGGAGGTGCTACTTATAATATGACATCGTGGAGGCAAATTTTAAGAGGTCCGATAGCTCAAGAAGTTGAAGTTGGTTGGATAGTAAAACCATCTGAGATGTCACATCCAGATGTTTTAAAATTAGAACAAACGTCTATATTAGAATATGCTGAAAAAGGAGAAGCTGTTTTTAATAAAGACAGATATCCACATATAACGGCCTATGATAATAAAAAACGAATACAAATGTGGGCAAAAGATAAAAGGATTAGAGAACGTGGATAAAAATAAATTAGAACAATTCATCGTAAAGTACAATTTAGGTGGGAATGTTGATAGCGTTAAATGGGTATGTAAAGGTGACACTTTATCGACGTCATTTATTACTGATAGTAAATCTTTACTAGGAAACGTGTCAGTTGATAATTTTAAGTTTTGTAACGCAGATATTGGAGTCTACTCGACTAGTCAATTACAACGGTTGTTGAATACAGTTGACAATTCTATGGAAATTGATGTGGTAGATATAAATGGCAAACCCATCTCACTAACATTTTCTGATACCAATTCAACTTGCAATTTTATATTAGCAGATTTATCTATAATTTCAACTCCACCCAAACTCAAGAATATGCCTGAGTTTGAAACTAGAGTTGATATTACTAATAACTTTACTACAACTTTTATACGAGGTAAATCAGCATTACCAGATGCGTCAACTTTTACTGTAATGGATAGGGGTGGTTTGAAGTTTGTTATTGGATATTCTACAACAAACACTAATAGAGTTACTATGGCGTTATCCACAAATGAATTACACATGCCTGAGTATATATCATTTAACGCTGAATTGTTTAAGGAAATATTAATAGCTAACAAAGAGTGTACTGGAGGGATTATGGAAATATCTAATAGTGGATTATTACATATTAGTTTTCAACTTGGAGATTTTAAATCAGAGTACTATTTAGTAGCTCAGCAGGGTCATTCTTAATATGGCTACTGAACATACATTATGGGTAGAACAGTATCGGCCAAATACACTGGATACTTACATTGGGAATAATCATCTCAAAAGTAAAGTATCTGCTTACCTTGAGAGTGGTGACTTACCGCATTTGTTATTATACGGAAAGGCCGGAACTGGTAAGACCACTCTCGCTAAATTAATCGTTAATAATATTGAATGTGACTATTTGTACATTAATGCTAGTGATGAGAATAGTGTAGATGTAGTACGAACTAAAATAAAAAGTTTTGCATCATCTGTTGGGTTTAAAGATTTAAAAGTCGTTATATTAGATGAAGCTGATTTTATAACACCACAAGGACTAGCGGCGTTAAGAAATTTAATGGAGACTTTCAGTAAACATACAAGATTTATATTAACTTGTAATTATATCGAGCGTATTATAGATCCCATTCAAAGTAGATGTCAATCATTTCAAACAATTCCACCATCGAAAAGGGAAGTAGCTATACATTCGACAAATATATTAGATAGTGAGAATATCAATTATAGTATAGATGATGTAGCTTTGATAATCAATTCAGGGTATCCTGATATAAGACGGATTATCAATTCACTACAACGTCAATCTATTAATGGGTTATTGTCTATAGATAAACATAGCGTTGTTGAAAACGACTACAAGTTGAAGATATTGGAAGTGATTCAAACTCAAGATAAGAAATCAGCATTTACCACGATAAGGCAATTATTAGCTGATAGTAAGATAACAGATTTTGCAGATTTATTTCGACTGTTATACGATAGTGTTGATACTTATGGTAAAGGGTATATCGCTGAAGTTATATTAATTATAGCAAAATATGAACAATCTGATGTCGTGGTCGTTGATAAAGAAATTAACACTATGGCTATGATGATAGAAATACTAGGAGTTATAAAACCGTGAATATGAAAGCACAAAAACAATTTCAACCACCACATCAGGAGTTAGATTTAACTAAAGCTGATACAGAATCGTGTGATAAGTGCGGAAATTATCTATTTATCCACTCATTTATCATAAAGAAGATCTCTGCGATAATGTCACCTACAGGGAAAGAATCGCTAATACCGGTTCAGGTGTACAGCTGTGGGAATTGTGGTGCTGTACCTGAGAAATTGTTAAAGGGAAGTGGAGTATTTCCAGATAATGCCGAATAATAAATCAAATACAGCGGGTAAGGGTGATAAGCTCAGGAGAGGTATAACACAGGATGAGTGGGAAAAAAATTGGGAAGAAATCTTCAGTAAAAAGAAAAACGTTATTCGAACACCTGAACCACCTAACAGCGGTTCAAACGAATGACTACTGGGACACCTTATCATTAGAGGATAAGAAATCATGGTCTAATTATATGATTAATAGGTTTTTATCAATGAAACCTGAATGGGTTGTAATTGTAAATGAATTTCAAAAGTACACGCTAGATCCTAAAATATTATATAAATTATATATAGACGTGATACCTAAACGTAAACAATATATTAAATACATAAAGGAAAAAGATAATATGAAATATCCACAATGGGTTTTAGAGGCAATCTCTAAACATTACGAAGTTAGTATCAAACAATCATATGAATACGTAGAAGTGTTCTTAATGACTGAAGGTGGTAAAGTTGAACTTCACGATTTATTAGCAAAATATGGCGTTGATCCTAAAGAGTTAAAAAAACTAAATCTAAGATAGGGGGAACACATGAGTAGTATAGACAATCTGTTTAAACAAATAGAATGGGGCATCAACCTCAAATCCAATACAGTATATCTAACATACGATATTGATTCAGATCAGTTACATTCAATTATGTCTAGATTTGATGCAATGTCTCAGTATAATGGAGGGGAAGATCTTAATCTTATCATATCATCATATGGTGGTGATGTATATTCAATGTTAGGGACTATTGATTACTTTAAGTCATTACCAGTTAAAGTGAATACCCATGCTGTGGGGACAGCTATGTCAGCTGCAGCAGTTATACTAGCATGTGGTACTGGTGAGAGAACTATGACTGAAAATTCTACAGTGATGATACATGAAGGCTCAGCATTTGAAGCTGGGAAGACGTCAGATGTGCTGAAGGGTGCAGATCACTTAAAAAAGCTTCAGTCGAATATTAATCGAATATTAGGTGACGTTACAACCAAATCACATACATTCTGGGATGAAGTTAGTAAACAAGATACATATTTAACAGCAGAAGAATCGTTGAAATATGGTATAATTGATAGGATAATATAATGACTAACTTGAAAGAAGGTAGTAAACGTATATTATACGGGAACGATGACCTCGAAGCAGATATCAACCACGACAGTGATAACGTAATTCAGTTGGTAGAACGAGAATATCCGGAATTGATGGCTGAGTTCAGAAGAATTCAACGAGAACAATATAACCTATTCGCGATAAAACATCACGATTACGGCCCAGGTAACATTAGTATGGGAACTGATCTAAAGGATACATCTGATGTTAAACTATCACTCACAGCATTAGTCGTACGTATTAATGATAAGGTAAATAGATTAATCAATCTTATAATCAAACGAGATGTTGAAGGTGAAGCTGAACCGGTGATGGATGCTTTTGCAGATTTAGCTGTATATGGTATAATAGCACAAATTGTAAAGAATGGGAAATGGCATAAATGAGTGATATAAAGTCTGTAAGCTATTCTCAGTTCTCACAATGGGTTCAGTGCCCTTGGAAGTGGAAACTAAATTATGTCGATGATATGCGAGAATTTCATGGGAATATATTTACACTTTTTGGAAGTGCAGCTCATGAAGTGATACAAGAGTATTTAACTATAATGTATACTAAAACTGCTAAAGATGCAGATGCCCTAGACTTAAACGCAATGTTGTTAGCTAGTATGAAAGAGCAGTTTATCGATATAACAAAGAGCTCGTCTGGGGTAGAACCTTGTACTCAAGATGAAATGGTAGAGTTTTACTACGATGGAGTTACGATATTAGATTACTTGAAAAAAAATAGGAATAAATATTTTTCTAAAAGAGGATATGAGTTATTGGGTGTTGAGATTGAGTTGAAGCATCAAGTATCAGACCACATCTCATTTAGAGGTTTTATTGATATAGCTATAAAGGATACTCTTAGAAATCGTATCAAAATTATAGATATAAAAACATCTACTGTTGGGTGGAATAAGTGGATGAAGCAAGATAAAGTAAAAAGCGATCAGTTATTGTTGTATAAGCAATTTTATTCAAAACAATACAACGTACCTTTGAATAGTATAGATGTTGAATTCTTTATAGTTAAACGTAAATTGTACGAAAAAGTCGATTTTCCGCAAAAGAGAATACAAATATTCGCCCCAGCTAATGGAACTCCATCTATAAACAAGACTATGATTCAATTTAATAGTTTTTTAGATGACGCTTTTATTGATGGTGAATATAAAACAACCGGAACTTACAGAAAAGAACCTTCTGCAAAGAATTGCAAATGGTGTGAGTTTAAAACTAAACCAGAACTATGTGATAGGAAACGATAATGGAAACACCATATATTAATTTATCATTAAGATTGAATTTGTCTGATTTTATAGACACTACATATGAAAGTGTTGTTATGGATAATATTGTCAAGTCGTATTCAGATTTAAGTACACAATTCAAGTTATATTTATGGTATGATTCTGATGACGTGATACCCCATTCTAGTCTAAAAGATTTTATGTTAAAATATGAAAAAGTGTTACATTATAAAACAAAAATTAGACCCAATAATGAATTAGATAGAAGTGATTACGTGTGGTATAATGTAGAATCTGATGCATGTAATTATTCGAATATTTTCTTTAGATTTAATTATAAATATCCCGAACCTTATGGCGCATATGGGATTTTAAACGGTATAGAAGAATTTAACAAATGCGCATCGTTTTGCCTATCACCTAAAGAACAGGTGAGAAAACAAAAAAGAAATGATGGGGTGTAAAATAATGGTTGTATTGTATAGAATAATGTTGTAAATTAAATAGGGGATGTTATGAAAAGAGTTGGCATTGTTGGTAGCAGAGAGTACACTAACCGTAAGAAGATTAAGGAGTTTATCTTTAAATTAAAAGAAAAGTTCGGCGATGATGTTGAGATAGTGAGTGGTGGTCAAAAGTTCGGAGCTGATGGTTTAGCTAAGAAATATGCACTAGAGTTTGATATGAAATACTCAGAATTCCCACCAGCACATTACACATATAATCAACACTGTGTTAATGAATCTAAATATTATGGTAAGCCGTATGGTGTTTGGTATTATGCTAAACGTAATAAAGAAATCGCTGAATATAGTGATTGCATTATAGCGTTTATACCTGAAGGTAAGGTGTCTAAAGGGACGCTGAATACTATAGGATACGCTGAAGATTTAAATAAAAAAGTAGTAATTTTAAATTAATTCGATATATATATATATATATAAAGTTAAGGGGTTACTATGAGCATCACTAAATTAACATCAGTTAAAATATTAATAGAGTTATATAAAAGATTTAAAACTATATCGATAGAAGACGATTTCAGTTTACAAAAGCTGGTAAATAGATCAATGGATAAATATGTTGAAGATGAAGATTTTAAAGATGAAATTAACAAATACGACCGACTCTCAGTGAGCGGTAGTGGATTTTGAAACAAGGGATATAAATGTCAAAAAAGAAAATATTACTATTATCTGATGATTTGAGGATGAGCAGTGGCGTCGGAACTATGTCTAGAGAATTTGTGATGGGCACATTACATAAATACGATTGGGTTCAAATGGGTGGTGCTATAAAACATCCAGAAGAAGGTAAGATAGTTGATATGAATGACGCTATTAGAAAGGAAACGGGAATTACTGATGCGTCTTTAAAAATATACCCTATAAGTGGGTATGGTAATCAAGAAATGTTGAGAGAAGTGATCAACGTAGATAAACCTGATGGTATTTTAATATACACTGATCCCCGCTTTTGGGTGTGGTTGTTTCAGATGGAGCATGAAATTAGACAACATATACCAATCATGTATTATAATATATGGGATTCAATGCCATGGCCTATGTGGAATAGGGAGTATTACGATTCAGTGGATTCACTTTTCAATATATCCAAACAAACTGTTGATATTGTAAAAAATGTTAGATCAGAATATGAACCGTGGCAGGTAACATATTCACCACATGGAATCAACGAAGATCAATTTTACCCTTTAGATGAAGTTCATGAAGAGTGGGATGAATTTCAGAAATATAAAACAAATGTTTTAGGCCCTGATGTAGATTTTGTCATGTTCTATAATAATAGAAATATACGACGAAAAGTTCCAGGTGATATTATTTTAGCATACAAATCATTCTGCGATCAACTAACACCAGAACAGTCTTCCAAATGCGCTTTAATTATGCACACACAACCAATTGATAAGAATGGGACAGACCTGCCTGAGGTTGCTAGAGAAATGGCACCAGATTGTAAAGTAATCTTCTCACATCAGAAATTAGATACAAAATATTTAAATTTCTTATATAATATAGCAGACGTTACAGTCAATATGGCTTCTAATGAGGGGTTTGGGTTAGGTACAGCTGAAAGTCTTATGGCGGGGACACCTATTATAGTAAACGTAACTGGTGGCATGCAAGACCAATGCGGTTTTAAATTTAAAGATAAATACCTAACGTCAGATGATTATGAGTGGGTTCATACATTACATGATGATACAAAGTGGAAAAATAACCCAGATTTAACATGCGGTGAATGGGTTAAGCCAGTGTGGCCTTCATGTAGGTCATTGCAAGGCTCAGTTCCAACACCATATATTTTTGATGATAGATGTAGATTTGATGAAGTAGCTGATAATTTAAAAGAATGGTATGATGATGGGCATGATCTCCGAAAATCGAAAGGTTTGTCTGGTAGAGAGTTTGTATTGTCTGACGATGGCGGGATGTCGTCAAAACACATGTGTCATAATTTTGTTAGAGATATAGATTCAACATTAAAAAACTGGAAACCTAGAAAGAGATTTACATTATGTGGAGTAACAAATGAGCAATAAACCTTTAGTGTTAGTGACAGCGCCAGTTGGGACTAGGAGTGGTTACGGAAGTCATGGTAGAGATATAGTTAGATCGCTAGTTGATTTGGATAAGTATGATGTTAGGGTTTGGCCAGTTAGATGGGGCACTACACCACAAAATGCTTTGAATGATAAGGATCCGAATGACATTCCTATCATAAAGAGGTTGATTGCAACTCCTAACCTAGAACGTCAACCCGATATACACATTCATATAGTAGTGCCTAACGAATTTCGCCCGATAGGTAAATATAATATAGGCATCACTGCTGGCATTGAAACTACAGCAGCACCTTCTAGTTGGGTTGAAGGTATAAATAGAATGGATTTAGTAATAGTACCTTCAAATTTTAGTAAAGAAATGTTAGAAAATACTAAATATACTGAACATGATAAAAACACTAACAAACCTGTTAGAGAATTGAAAGTCACTACCCCTATAGAAGTGCTATTCGAAGGAGCTGATACTAATATATATAAGAAGACTAATGAGTTCAGTAAGGACTTGAATGATGAGTTGATGAAAATCGACGATAAGTTTTGCTTCTTATTCACAGGGCATTGGTTACAAGGGAACTTAGGACATGATAGGAAAGATGTTGGTATGTTAGTAAAAACGTTTTTAGAAACGTTTAAGAATAAAAATAAACAACCAGCACTTATCTTGAAAACAAGCACAGCCACATTTAGCATCATAGATAAGAATGAGATGCTGAAGAGGATAGATAATATTAGGAATACTGTTAGTGGTAAATTACCTAATATATATTTACTCCACGGCGATCTCACAGACGATGAAATGAATGGATTATACAATCATCCAAAGGTAAAGGCTCATGTATCATTCACTCACGGTGAAGGTTTTGGTAGGCCATTATTAGAAGCATCAATGAGTGAAAAACCGGTCATGGCTAGCAATTGGTCAGGTCATTTAGACTTTTTAAATAAATCTAATTCCATAAGATTATCAGGTGGGATGATTAATGTAGACCCATCATCATTACCTGAAGGGATATTTATTGAAGGGTCTAAGTGGTTTAACGTAAATTACCAATACGCTTCCACAGTTATGAAGGATGTGTTTAAGAAATATAAAAATTATACATTAAACGCAAAGAAGTTAGGAAAGTATAATAAATCGCGGTTTTCGTTGGATGCTATGACTAAAGAGTTCGGTAAGATGCTTGATAAAAACCTTCCCGAATTTCCAAAAGAGATAAAGCTTAAATTGCCAACGTTAAAGAAAAGGGTTAGTTAAATGGAACAATTAATAGAATGTCCTATATGCAACAATAAAGATAGATGTTTTGAGGATGTGTTAGAAGATAAAGATTTTAGTAGTTATTTGTGTTTTGGTTGTGGTTTTACTTCGAACTCACACTACACAAAAGAATCTACAGATAGGCTCGAACATATACAGAAAACAGCTGATATAGTACGAGATTTGGAATTTTTCGATGAATCACGAGAGTTATACTGGTATCCATCAGTTATAAACATGAACACTTTAGGGATTATATTCCCAGAAGGTACCCCTGAATCATTCGAATGGAAATATGCAAAGGTAGTCCCAGTATCTGATGGTGAACAATACCCAGTTCCAGGTAAGCCTGGTGAGTTTTACGATACAAAACTAGATGTGGAAAACGCAGAAGTATTTGGCCAATATGAATTTTTAGATGCATGTAAAAGTATGGGGATAGCTAAGGATACTGAATAATGGCTAGAATACAGACAACGTGGAATAAAATAAGTCCAGGTGATATAATATCATTTAAGTATAAAGGTTTAAAAAAAGAATCTAGAATGCAAATGCATACTGTAATTGTTTTGAATTACAAATTACCCACAAATACGAAGGCTGGAAGGGTGTATGAGGTTGTAGGTTTAAAATTAAAACGAATGAATAAACCTACGATAAAACCATCAAATAGAACTAGAATGCTTTTAGAACAAATGGGTACTATAGAGTGGATGGAGCAGAGTCAAAAGATATATAGGGTTAATATAACACCCACATTTCTAAGTAGAAGAGGAGCAAAACCTACACTATATAAAAGAATTAAAAAATTTATAGAAAAAAATGATCTAGCGGTATATAGAACTTATAATTGGGAATTAGCTAAGAAAAGCCCAGTGTATTATGAGACTATACGATTACCTAAAGATTCAGTTGTGGAGAATGAATGAATATTAGCTACAGTGTAACAGTATGTAGTGAGATAGAAGAAATACAGAAATTACTTCCATTCATGCTAGACCACAAACGAGATGATGATGAAGTTGTTATAGTATTGGATAGTAAAAATGGTAGTGATGAAGTTAGAGACTATTTATTTCACCATACCCATTCATTAGACTTCCATCAATATAATTACGAATTTGATGGTGATTTTTCAGCACTTAAAAACTTTGCCAAGTCAAAATGTAGTGGGGATTATATAATAGCATTAGATGCTGATGAAATACCACATGAGACTCTAATTACACAGCTCCCTCAAATTATAGAAATGAACGACGTAGATCTAATTTGGGTCCCTAGAGTGAATACTGTAGATGGTATTACAGGTGATCACATACACAAATGGGGGTGGGTTATGTCTGATCAGGGTTGGGTTAACTACCCGGACTACCAAAGCAGAATTTATAAAAATATTGAATATATAAAATGGGAAGGTAAAGTCCATGAGACTGTTAAAGGCGCTACATCATATGCGCATTTACCACCACATGAGGAATTATCTTTATATCACCATAAAACGATAAGAAAGCAGGAGATCCAGAATACATTATACGAGCAACTGACATGAAATGTAATGTAGTGATTGCTGTTGATGATGTCCACCCAGAAGAAGGTTGGGGGTATGAAGGTGATATCCCTACTGGTTATTTGAATGAGCTACATTCAGAGTTTGGTTGTAAATTTACATTATTTGTCCCTAGTAATTATCACAAGAAATTCCCCTTGTCTGAATATAAAGATTGGGTGGAATATTGGAAATCCAAAGATTGGATAGAGTTAGCGGCTCATGGGCACTTCCACCAATGTGAGAGAACTGATATAGGTGAATGTGAGTTTTGGGAATTAGATACTACCGAAAAGGCACAAGATAGGATTAAGTTAATGTTAAATGAATGGGAAGCAGTAAACCATAAACCTTCAGGCTGGAGAAACCCAGGTTGGGTAGGGCATCCTGTAGCAGTTAAGGAATTAGGCAAACATTTTAAATATTCAGCTGTTCATTACCAACATAATAATAATTTAAAATGGGACTGTAAAACATTTTTTGGTGGTGATGGTATTAATACAAATGATATCAAAATCCATAATGGAAATACTATAATGTTTCAATCTCATATAGCTGGAGAGTGGAATGATAATATATGGAGTGAAAGAAATTTTAATCAAATGAGACTATCGTTAGACCACTTAGTTAAAAATATGAATGTAAAATTTAAAACGTTAAATGAATTATGAATTTACCAAGAACAGTAAGAACATTAGAAGATAATATTAAAAGGTGGAATTATGATAAATGGGCACAAACCGGGATTAACCTTCAAGGTAGTCATTCCCCTACTTTTTGGGCTCAAGCATTAACCCATCTAGAACAAATATTTAAAGACACCCACCAATTTAAATCTATAGCAGATATCGGGTGTGGTGAAATACCTATTGACTTTAAATCTCTTAATCAATTCCAATCAATTGAAAATATAATTAGAGCAGATGGTAGTAAAAGAGTTGCTGAGTTAGTAAAAGATGTTAGAGTTGAAAATTTTAATAAAAACCCACTTCCACTAAAGGAAAATGAAGTAGAATTTGCAATTTCACTTGAAGTAATTGAACATATGTACTCAACTTATGGTTTTTTAGAGGAAATGGCTAGAATTTCTAAATATGGATTTTTAATAAGTAAACCAAATACAGATTATGATGGTTTAAATTCATATTGGTATGGTGATAAATATTTCTTTGCAACTGATGTTAAATTAGCTGATGGTGGTATTAGATTTGAACATATAAACTTTATACCTAATTATGAATTATTTGGATTTGCTAAAGTTTTAGATTATAATTGTATATTATTAGATGCAGAAGATGAAGAAATGCAATTCTTTTTATTTCTTAACAATGAATATTTTTAAATGACAGTAGCATTTTTTACAGAAATGGATAGTTTTCCTAAAGAAGCAATTACTAAGGAATACAATAATATGAGAACCGAGTTTGCTTGGATGGTAGCTCTAAACTCAGACCATTACAATTTAAATGATAATAATATTTCTAAACATTATGATTTAGGTATAGTTATCAATTCAAAGAAAAACCCAGAGTGGGTTAATGTTTCTAAGTTAAAAACTTATTGTGATAAGGTAGCTGTAATGCAAGAAGGACCGTTTTGGTATTTTCAAGACTACCCACTATCAAAACAAATTCAATATTTTAATAATTTAGCAGATGCTGATATTATATATGCCCATAATGAATCTGATGTTGAATATTACAAAGGATTAGTTAACCATAAGGATGTTAGAGTTCTAAGATCACTTATGTATTCAAACCCAATAAAGACTATAACACACCATGAAAGTAGAAAGGGAGTGATGATTGGAGGTAATATGAAAAGTTGGTATGGTGGGTTTGATTCTTTTATGCTTGCATCTTCTATCACAAGTGAAATTTATCAACCAAAAATGGGTAGGAGAGAAGAAGGTGAGGAAGAGCTAGGGTTAACCCAATTGCCTTATATGGTGTGGAATGAGTGGATGTCAGAATTAAGTAAAAGAAAAATAGGTATTCACATGATGCGTACGCATGCTGCGGGTACGTTTGCGTTAAATTGCTCATATTTAGGCATTCCGTGTATAGGTTATGATGGTTTAGATACTCAACGTATTCTACATCCAAACTTAACAGTAAAAGATGGGGATTTAAACACTGCAAGAACATTAATTTCAAGGTTGGACAATGATAGTGATTTTTATACATTATGTAGCAATGAAACGTTAGAGATGTATAATGAACATTACCACGAATCTAAATTTAAGATATGAAAATATTAGTAATAGGGAAAGCAAGACATACCTTAAATCAAAACCAACAAGCAGGAATAATACTAGGTTGGAACCCTGAAATAAATTTAATAGATTATTTAAAAACAGTAATAAAATGAAAGAAAAAGTTATGAATAAACCAAACAATAAAATTCCATTATTTAAAGTATTTATGTCACCTACGGCAAAAGATAAAGTTGGTGAAGTTTTAGATAGTGGGTATATAGGACAAGGACCTAAAGTAGAAGAATTTGAATCACTACTTAAAGATCGTTTTAAACATGATTATCTTCAAACTGTAAATGCTGGCACATCTGCTTTACATTTAGCTCTTCATTTATTAAAAAAACCCTCCCAAAACCCAAAAAAATATCAAGGTATAATTCAATACAATTCTCAATGGCCTGGATTAGAACCAGAAGATGAAGTTTTAGCAACTGCTATGACTTGTACAGCTTCAAATTGGCCTGTGTTAGCTAATGGTTTAAAATTAAAATGGGTTGATATTGACCCAACAACATTAAACATGGATTTAGACGATTTAGCACGTAAAATAACGCCTAAAACCAAAGTTATAATGTTAGTACATTGGGGAGGATACCCTAATGATTTAGACAAAATAAAACAAATACAAGATAAAGCTCAACAGATGTATGGGTTTAGACCTGCAGTAATTGAAGATGGAGCTCATTCTTTTGGATCTGAATATAAAGGAAAACCAATTGGAACTCATGGCAATTTAACTATGTTCTCCTTACAAGCTATTAAGCATATTACTTCAGTTGATGGAGGTTTACTTCTCTCTCCCCATAAAAAATTACATGATAGGGGTAAGTTATCTAGATGGTATGGTATCGATAGAGATGGAGATAGAAAAGATTTTCGCTGTGAAGCTGATATTGAGGAATGGGGTTATAAATTCCATATGAATGATGTTTGTGCTACTGTAGGTATTGAAAATCTAAAACATGCTGAAGAAATTATTCTTAAACATAAAGAAAATGCTGCGTATTACGATAAACACCTTCAAAATGTGGGGGGTGTAACTTTATTAAAACGTGAGAAAGGATTTGATTCTGCGTTCTGGATTTATTCTTTAAAAGTAGAGGATAGAGCTGGATTTTATAAACATATGGATAAATGTAATATAGCAGTCTCTCAGGTTCATGAGCGTAACGATAAACATACTTGTGTTAGAGAATTCCAATCTGAATTACCTTCATTAGATGCTACAATAGGGAAAATAGTTTCAATCCCAGTGGGTTGGTGGGTTACCCCTGAAGAAAGAGAATATATTGTAAATTGTATTAAAAAAGGATGGTAATAAATAACATTTTAATTTGTGGCTCAACTTTTTTGACAAAGGCCGTTACTGACGTAATTAAACATCATTATAATATAGTAGGGTATATCCCAACCAATAATAGTCCTTTCACAACTAGTTTGGATTATCCGATTGTGGATTTTAATATAGACTATGATATAATCCTTTCAATTCAGTACGATAAAAAGGTATCAATATATGAAAATTCATATAATGTCCATACAGGTTTATTACCTGAGTGGGGTGGGTGCGATATAATATACCATACTTTAAAATCAAAAGCTAATGAACAAGGTCTAACATTTCATCAAATGTCTAAAAATTTTGACGAAGGTTCAATTATAAGTAAAATAACATATCCAATATTTAGCAATGATACTATGGAAAATTTATATGATAGAAATATCAGAATAACACCATATTTTGTTTTAAATTCTCTAAAGTTATTAGAAACTTTACCTAATGAGTTAGAAATCCCTTTGTTAAAACCTAAATTATATAAGAGAGGTGAGATATTAACAAAAGATTTAAAAGAATATAAAAATTTCCCTAAAAAAATTAAAAATAAATATGGCTAATGGGATTTACAATTAATTTCCCCTTCCCAAAAATAATTAAAACATGCAACAGTGGACAATAGATAAAGATCGTTTACATAATCTGGGTGAAGTACAATATCTTGGAGTACCTTATGAGATGATTAAAAATGGTGAAGTACCTACTTTACCTAAAGATTATAATGGGTGGTTTCCATTTATGAGAATGTGTTATAGTATAGGAGATTTAGGCATTATATCTGGAATATTTGAAGCTTTAAAACAAAAATACCCTAATATTAAGATTGCATTCCCATCTAAAGAATACATAAACCATATTTTAGGTCCTTCAGCAATAGAAAAATGGGGATTTGATGAAAATAATACAGGTACTAGTAATTTAGATACTATATTAATAAATAACCCATTTATTGATAAAATATTTAACGTTGGAGAATTTACTAAAGTTTTTATAGATCATGATAGATCTTATACTGAACTAGTACATGATGGCAATAAAGTTGTATCCTGTGATGAACCACTAGCTGAACAAATATTAAGAAGATGGGGATTTAATGATGATGATATTAAAAATATTGATTCAACCCCAAAATTATATTTTACTCAAAAAGAAATGGGTAAGTGTGAAGATATAATTAACCAACATATTGGTTCATATGATTATGGGTGTTTATTATTAGCATCCAGGTTAAAAGAATATGCTAATAGAGTATGGGATGGAGAGGAATACCTTTTCCAATATATTGAAAAATATAAAGATTTACCTATATTTTACTATTCTCAAAACCAACTAGAAAATACTAAATGGGAAGAATTTTTTCCTAATAGAATTGACTTTTCCCAATTAGGGTTAAGTATAAGAGAACAAATTTACATTAAGCGAAAAGCTAAATTTAATGTGGGGTATCAAGCAGGTATAACTGATATATCTTCTGGTGGAGGTAGTGATATAATTACTTTATGTCCTTATAATTCAATAAGAGAAAATTGTATTAGAGGAACCAGATATGTTTACACCGATGGAAGTACTAAAATTATAGAAAAATAAAAAAATACTTTGGACAGAAATATAATGAAAATATCACTAATTCAACCAGGTCGAAATAATCTAAAATACCTAAAATGGTCTTATGACTCAATAAGAAAAAATCAGGGCAACCATGAAGTGGAAATTTGTGTAGCAGATGATGCTTCAACAGATGGAACTTGGGATTGGTGTGTTGAGATGATGGGTAAAGATTCCAATTTCAAAGCTTTAAAATGGGATGGTCCTGAAAGAGTAGGTCATACTATTTTATATGATAGGCTAATTAATGAGGTAGCAACAAATGACATTTGTATGATTTATCATGCTGATATGTACTTATGCCCAGGTGCTTTAGATGCGATTGAAAAACATATGTATGGAACAGCAGAAGAACCTGTAGTTGAGAGTAGAATAGTATCACTTACAAGAATTGAACCCCCATTACATCCCCCAGGACCAGAAAAAATATTACAAGATTTTGGAATAGAACCTGAAGAATTTGATGAAAAGGGTTTATTAGAATATGTTAAACTTTATCAACCTAATTTATCAACTACAGAAGGCATATTTGCACCTTGGGCATTTTGGAAAGAAGACTTTCAACAAATAGGAGGACACGACACTATGTTCGCTCCCCAATCGAAAGAAGACACAGACATATTTAATAGATTTCACTTAAATGGAGTAGAATTTATCCAAACATGGGAAGGATTTGTTTATCATATGACTTGTAGAGGTAGTAGATTTGCTGATGGAGCAAAACGAAATCCAAACGGTGAAGTATTTATGAAAAATAGAGAAACAGATGAATGGTTAGCCCAAAATCAAAAATCAACACGGGAATTCATTCGTAAATGGGGTCATTTTTGTAAACATGACGCTTTAATGAAACCTATTGTCCCTCCTAAATATAATATTGGTTTAGTAGTGCATAATAGCAATATGCCTTTGATACAGACGTTAGAGCCATGGTGTGATAAACTATACCATGATTCTGGGTTCACCGTTGAACTGCAATATATTAAAAGTGAACAGCCAAACACATCACTTGATTTAGATTCGAGAGTAGTGTCTATTAATGTTGATAACAAGGATGTTGATGTATTAGTAGAGTTTGATGCTGATAAATTAACAAATGAATCCTTTAAATTTATACAGAATCTCCCTTTAATATTGCAAGATAGTGGGGAGATAGGTGATATGGAATATGATATCTTTAAAATATCGATAAACTCATTGAAAACATATGAACACTTATTAATTAAAGCAATCTGATGGATTACTATATATTACTTGAAGGGGACACTGAAACTGATGTATTATTAGACAATAACCTATTGGGAACTGAGAGCTTTGGAGTATTTTATCCAGGTCAAGGGTTCGTAGCATTCCACAAAATAGTAAATGCTCGCCCCGATTTATTAGACACTTTAACCATAAAGACTGATATGAATAAAACGTTAAGTGTCACAGAGTTTATGGATTTGTTTGTTAAATTTAAAATAAAAAACGTTGATGTTTGTATTTAATTGTTGTATATTAAGAGAAGGAAATAAGAATGGCTACTGAGTGGAAGGATTGGGATGATCTTGAAGAAGATGCTCAATATATAGGAAGTGTGAAGCACACTAAAAAGAAAAAAACGTGGAAGCAAATAGACGCTGATAAGAAGTCTATAAAAATTAAATGGCAGAAGAAAAAGAAAAAGGGAAAATATGAAAACGTTAAACCTAATAAGTAGTTTAGTATTATTAATTGCTATAGGATGTGAAGGAGATTCACATTCACCTGATATATTATTAGAAGTAACTCCTAATTTAACATTAGACGGTAATGGGTATTATCATCTAAATATAAACACTGGTAGTTGGCAGACGTTGCATAGATTATCAGGAACTGTTTACAAAGATTCAGAACCACTAGATGTTTTAAAGGTGTATTGGGAAGCATCACATTATTGGTATATGGGTGACACTTTAGGATTTTCATACACAAAAGGATTAACTCACGATTTAAACTACGTTACACTTGACACAACCTATATTACAGGATTTAACGGGCTAGAAGTTCCCGTTGTTAATTCGACATGCTACAGCAATTCTGATGGTGAAGTGAACACTATGTTTGCACCAGTTAGAAGTATGGTGGGAGATACTGTGGTGGTGTGGATTTATTATTGGAATTACGATGATGAGTTAATGGAGTATAATATTTTTATAATTTTAGATTAGGATTATTGCAATGAAATACAATTTAATAGACATTAACGATAATATAGTAACCAGTGTATTGTTAGAAGGTGCAACTAAAAGAGATGCAAAGCGATATTTTATGAAACGTAAAATGTTTGATTTGGATGAATCAAATTTTGATAAATTGTGGAGAGTGATGTCTCAGGAAGAATGGAACGTTGAATTTGAAAATGGTCATAAAAAACAAGGTATCGAATGGTGGTGCAAAAGATTTTGTAGAGTATCTTACCAAAAGTGTTAGATAGTTTATTGACAGGAGTAATCCTGTTTAGTTCATTCTCGATGAGGACTGCAAACGTACAACCAAACCCAGATGATTATGAGTTTAGTGTAGGTTTGAAAACTGATTCTTGGTACTTGAATAGACAATGGGAACGGGAGTTGGGCACTGACTATGTAGATACTCAACTGTGGGCTGTTTATGATGATAACAATGCATATATAAAGCCTGAATATTTTAATAAACAATCGAAGGATGTTCTATATTTGAAGGTGGATTTACGATCATCTTATAAGGGTATAACCTTCGGATTAACTACAAGAAATAAGGATGAAACCTTAAAAACGTTTGAGAATTTCTTTTCTGGTGGTTGTAATCTTGGTAAGGATTATGAAAAAATAAAAGTAGATTTTTCAGCAGATGGATATTACACTGAAGATTTTGATTATGAGACTAAGTATAATATGAGTTGGAAACTTACAGATACGGTATCGATATACAATGTTGGTGAATTTTTTAATATTAAAGGTAAAGAGTTTTATAAAGCGAAAATAGGGTTAGAGGTTAATTTATGAAAAAATATTTATCATGGGAAGATTTTAGAATTGCTGTAGATGCTATAGCTGTAAGATTTAAATGTAACAAGTATAAGGGAGTGTATGGGATTCCTCGTGGTGGTTTGATTATGAGTGTTATGTTGAGCCATAAGTTAGGTATACCTCATTTAACTGAATTACCATCAATGCGTGGTAGGCATTTTTTAGTAGTAGATGATATAGCGGATACTGGATATACGTTAGAGCATACTATGGGGCTTGATGTATGTGCACATGCTGATAGTGCTACTATCCATTACCACAAAGATAGTTCATTCAAACCAGATTATCATGTTATGGAGAAAGGCAACGATTGGATAGTATATCCGTGGGAGTGTTGCGAGGAAGATGAAATACAAGATTATAAACGATGACTGATTTATCACCAGAAGCATTACAAGAATTAGAAGCGATTATAAAAGAAATAGAAGAAATCGCCAATGATGTAGTTAAGGATTATGAAGATACACCGTCCGAAGAAAGCGGGAGTGTTATCGAGATACATATCAATAGTCCTTTATTAGAAGAAAACGAACAGGAGTTATAATATGGTAGAGTTACAATGGTATCACATAACAGCGTCAGCAATTGTTGGATTAATATTTGGATGGGTTATATTATCTATGTTAGTATCTAGCAAAATATCTGATCTAGAATCTGAAATAATTTCACTCAGAGCTGTGAGATCAGCATTAAAAGAAGAAATATTCAGGTTAGATAATCAATCAAAACCAAAGCCTAGAAAGAAAAGATCCCCTAAAAAATCATAGTTAATTGTTAATATTTGTTGCGTTTATAGTTGTATGTTATATTTATATGTATTAAAACATGACAATTGCTAATTGAATTCTTGCAAACATAACCCTCTGATTGGAGAAACCCAACATGAATAAGAAAGAGCATCAGGATTTAGAATTAGTATTATACAGGCTCGATGAGCAAGACAGCAAACGAATTAACTTGGAGACAGAAGTGAATAAGAAGCTAGTAGATATCCACAAAGATATACGTTTCATAAAAGAAAGTTTATTCAACCCAGATACAGGGCTATGGGCAGAGGTTAAGCAGAACTCACGATTCCGTGAAAGTAGCGATAAATGGAGAACTATGACTGGGGCGGCACTATTAACATTAATAGTTAAATCACTGTACGAGTTTTTTATACAGTAAATGCAATATCATTTATAAGATAACCCTACAATAGTAGGGTTTTTGGGTTACAGTCCATCTCATCCAAATTAGCGTTTCAATATTCAGAAAAAGCACCACATTTAACACCAGCTGTATATTTATAATCACACGTAAATATAAGGAAAATATTATGATATTATTAAAGAGTTTAATTCCAAATAAATTCATTATATCTGAAGGAAAGGGGATGAGTTCGAATACTCACATAGGTGATGCTATAGTTTTTACAAACAATCAAACTGTACCATATATATTGATAAGCAATGATTTTTATGCTGACGTTAGTAGTTCTGCAGAGAAAATGGGTTTAGATACAACAATCGTGCACAAAATTCCAAAAGTTAAGACAAATATCAAATCAGGTTTTATCTTTGTACTTGAATCACCGGATAAAACAATTGGGATAGTGAGATATTCTAAAAAAAATAGTGGCAACTATCCACCAGGGAAATTTGAGCTTAAATGGGTGAAGTCTTCAGAGAGCTTTGATATAAAACCTCAGAGTATAATACCAAGTATGTTAGGTAAGCTACAAACTATTATTGCTTTTAAAAAGGGAATAATAGATGGTGTAAACAGTAGATCAGATTTAGATCAAGGATTGAAAGATTATTTAGTAGATATTACAAACAAAGCTAACGGAAAGCTTAACATATCTGTAGACATATCACAATATATACCCACACCTACAAAAAGAGCATTTGCACAAATAGAAAAGAATTTCGCTGAGATGATTAGCGCAATTGAAGTGTGTGGTAAAACTGATAAAATATATATACCTAAAGCTGGAAATGAACCATTGCTTGACTTTAGAATATATAAGAACGATGGTACTATAATGAATTACTCAGCAAAATCTAAAAGTAAATCAGCTAATACTGTAAAACTAAAAAGCATTAAAGATACGATAGATAGCGATAAAACTAAATATGAAAAATTCATGAAAGGGAAATTTAAAATAGTATATGATGTGTTAACTATAGCATCTACTAAGACGATTAGAGGAGCATACTATCCATTGTTTGAATTGTTTGATATTAAGTTTGACGACTCACATAAAACGAAATGGGGTACTTTTAAAAACCTATCCAAAGAAGATAAGATTAAAGAAGGGGTATATGTGATGGAACGTAGTAAGCTATTATTTGCAAAGTTAAACACTAAAACGTTTAAAACTTTAGCAGAAGATGTAATAAATAGTTTAGTGACAGTGGACTTTGTTATATCAGATATAAATAACAAAACAGGAAGTGTTACAACTAAAGTAAAAGCAGCAACAGATGTTAGTATTTTATTTAGAGAAAAGAATTATGTATCATTTAACAAGCAGTCGTGGAGACTTGATAGTAAGTTGGGATTTAACGTCAAATAAGAAATTTTTGAACCAGCCCAATGAAATCCCCGATTTTTTTTTTTGAGAAGCATAACATATAAGTGTGGTACCCACACTAAGCACGAATAGCACGATCAGCTGGAGCACTAAGCACGAATAGCTGGAGCACTAAGCACGAATAGCACTAAGCACGAAT